AGGGCCAGTAAAGCAATACAGCCCTGAACGAGATGCTGGTATTGTTTATCTGCACTCGGACGAGAACCCCTTTGGTGGTTATGATCGTATAGCCAAGGACCTCAAGAACTCCAGCCAGGACACAATAATGGTCCGTGCCTATGGGTTACCCACGAAGTCAATGACTTCACTGATACCTAACTTTAGTCCTGAGGTTAATGTTCTATCCGATGAACCCAATAAATACGGAATGACCTTCCCTCCCGTGGATTCATTAACCTGGTATCAGGTGGTGGACCCAGCCTTCGCCAGGAACTACGTCAGTATCTGGGCGGGTGTTTCGGAGGCGGAGAATATATATATAAGAAGAGAGTGGCCCGATAGGGACACCTACGGTGAATGGGCGCTGTTCGGGGACCCGAAGTGGAGATACGGGCCAGCAGCCAAGAAAGTTGGCTACGATGTAGAGAAATATGTAGAGTTATTCCAAGAAGTAGAGGAGGAACTAGGAATACAGGTAGTCGAGAGGATAGGGGACTCCAGGTTCTTTGCTAAAGAAAATGAGAACAACGTGGACCTGTTTACAAGTTTCTATGATTACGGCATGAGCTTTATACCTTCTGATGGCCAGGCGGAGGCTGTAGGTGCCACAGCTTTGGACGAATGGTTCTTTTATAATCATGACTACGAAATTGACGAAGCGAACCAACCCAGGTGTTATGTGCATAAGGATTGTGGAAATTTAATAGAATCAATTATTAGCTATAACTCATCAGGTAAATCAGACGAAGCGCTCAAGGACTTCTTTGACGCATTGAGATATTTAAGAATGTCCAATGCTGGAATGGGTCCTGACTACTTCTCGGACCACAGCATGGAAACAACCATGAAAAACACAGGAGGGTACTAATGCCTAAGGTAAAATTAACAGCACTATCAGACGAATACGAGGTAACTTTCGAGGAGGCCATAGGTGTCGTCTTAGAAAAGATCCCTGAGGAATACATTACTGGCAGGGGTAGAAACACCTGGATATCCGAAGAGGGTCAAGCTATTATAAACGAGGGACTATTTATAGATGAAATAATTCCTAAAAATTATATAGGCAAAGTAATTGCAGAATGCCCGAACCCTAGATATAATTTCGTATACAATAAGGATATAGGAAAAAAGGTCCCAGTAATGATCCCCCGAAGATTGCAAGGCAGGTTCGTCGGTAAGATGATTAACTTTGAAGCGATTGAAGATATAAAAGGCGTAAGCTATCGGTATGTCAAAAAAAAGAGAAGTTGAAAACACCTTGGATCAAAAATGGTGCAGAGAGAACTCCGATAGACTGGCGTCATTTGAGATACTCAAACGCTTTGTAAAGCACGAAACCAAGGTTCCAATGTCTCACGAAGACCTATATGATAAAATAGGGGTATCTAAAACGCAATGGCATAGACTATTACAATCCCTAAAACAACGACTTAATGATAAGTGACAATATTTCTGAAGCATTAACGTACCTGTCGGATGAACCCGACGTAAAGGCACTTAACTTAGCATACGACCAAACGGTTACTGAGCTTGAAGCATACTTTGATTTATGCAGAAGCTCTTACGACGAACGAAGAAACTTCTGGCCAGGTAAGTCCAGGGATCACCGAAAGCACGGATCCGATGCATTTCCTTGGGAAGGAGCATCCGATATTGAGTGCCACATCATAGATGAGCGCATTACTCGACTAGTAGCGTTGTTCATGTCCTCTCTCCGTCGGGCTAACGTCCGAGCCTTTCCCGTAGAAAGCGGAGACATAGCACGAAGCAAAGTGGTATCAGGTTTTCTGAAGTGGATGGTTAGCTCAGGATACATCCCTCGTTTCTATAGAGAGATGGAGCTAGGCGCTAACTATATGCTGGAGCGCGGTATATTAATTACATATGTCGGGTGGCACAGAGAGGACAGAACCTTTAAACAGCTGATTGATCTAAATCAGATTGCAGAAATAAGCCCTGAGGCCGCAATGGCCATACAATCAGGGGATTCGGACGAGGAGTTAATACTCCTCCTTCAAAACACATTTGATGGAGTAACAGAGAAAAGAGCTAAGAAGGCACTGAAGCAGTTAAGAAAAGAAGGGGTTACTGAACTACCAGTTGTAAGACGGCAAGTAAATTCTCCCGAAGTTAAAACATTAGCACCCGACGGCGACTTCTTTTTTCCTCCATATGTTACTGATCCACAGCGAGCGCCTTATTGCTTCTGGAAGACTTACTACACCGCACAAGAGTTACAGACAAAAGTATCTACTGACGGATGGGACGAGGACTTCGTTGACTACATTATATCTAAATACAGGGGCGTCAACATCGATAGTATTGAGCGCGAACAGGAGGGCAGGCGCAGCATAAGCCTTACGGATAATGCATATGAAGCCGACGAGCTTATTGAAATAGTTTACGGATACCAGAGACTGATTGACGAAGAGGATGGATCCGAAGGAATTTACTGCACAGTATTTCACAAGGAGTTCAGCGGAAACGAGGTTGTCCCTGGCTATGCTAAGTTTGAATTATTAAATGGATACGAGGACTACCCAGTAGTAGTAACTCGACTAGCTGAGGATACGAAACGTCTATACGACACTCAGACTATCCCCGACATTCTTCGTGGTATACAGAACCAGGTAAAGGTCGAAAAGGATTCCAGGATTGATCGCAACAGCCTCGCTACCCTACCCCCGATTCTTCACCCAGTAGGACAAGCACCTACGGACTGGGGACCAGGTCGAATGATTCCATATCGCCGTAAGGGTGATCTGGATTTCGCTCCTACCCCTGCATACAATCAAGGATCCCTGGAGATGGAAACCACCCTAACGGATCTTGCGGATCGACTTGTAGGTCTGGATGAGAAATCACAGATTAGCACAGTCCGACAGCAGTTCCTTGTGGACAAGTTCCTTAGCCATACTGCCGAGGTTCTTAGAATGTCATTCAAGTGCTTCCAGCGATTCGGTCCTGATGAAATATTCTTCCGAGTAACTGGTATACCTGACGCACAGGTGTTCAACAAGGGTAACCCTGATGAGAACTTTGATATATTAATTAACTTCGATGTCCTCAATGCGGACCCAGAAAACGTCCAGGCCAAACTAAAGCAGTTCGCGGAACTGACTCAGTTCAATACTAATAATAGAATGAGCATGGATAACTTCCTGGACATTGCTGCCAGTGCAGTTGACCCAGTCATGGCGGATGCTATTCTTCAGCCAGTTGAAAGCGCTCAAGAAGAAGTGGTCAAACAGGTTACTGATGACTTAGCCAAAATCTTTGCTGGTATTGAAATGCCAGCTAGACCAGCAGGAGCGCAGATTGCTATGCAAGTCATACAGGAATACACCCAGCAACCAGACATTGCACAACGTGCAGCCACCGATGAAGCCTTCTCTGCAAGATTACAAAAATATGTTGGTCAGTACACGTTCCAGATGCAACAAGCCCAGAATGCTCAGATTGGTAGAGTCGGCACGGCCCCTGCACAGATGGGTGCTGTTAGTACTCAAAATATGTAGTATTGCTTTATTAACCAATACTTGCAGAATGATTGAGAATAAGACACCCTCACAATTTGCCTTACAGCGAGTTCGTGATCAGCGTTCACAGAGTTACTATGATATGCTTTCCCTTAATGAGGGCAACAAACCTAAGGTCTACAAGGACAGCAAGGGTAATCGCACAATAGGAATTGGCTTCAATCTTGAAGACGCTGGTAATAGAAATTTTCTGAAGCAGAAGGGAATTAACATCAATGAATTGTTCGCTGGAAGGGAGTTAACCGACAGGGAAACAAAAACCCTTTACAATCATAGCCTGACACAGGCGTTCAGGGACGCTCAGTCATATGATCCTAATTTTGCTAAGAGACCCGAAGCAGTTAAGATGGCGCTAGTGGATATGGCTTTCAACCTAGGTCTAACCAAGTTAAATAAATTCGTGGAGATGAAAAAAGGTCTCATGAATAATGACTACAATGTTGCAGCTGATGAGATGGTTGATAGCAATTGGTACAAACAAGTGAAGTCCAGAGGTCCCAGGATGGTTGACGTTATGCGTTCGGCAGCAAGATAAATGAATATTCAAGAAGATATAAAGGCTCTTCAAGGTTATGAGTCCTTTGCTAGATTCATCAATTTAATTCACTCCCTCAGGGAGGAAACAATTTCGGAGTTACACGAAGCTCCATCGGACAAGATGCAACAGATATCAGGTCGAATAATTACCTATGACCAGATACTGCAAATGTGTGATTGGGAGAAACTTCAAGCAACTTTTAAGGACAGGATGTAACCACCTGTGCTATAATCCAAATATCGCAATCTCTCGGCGTAAATGAGTGGCTATTATGACAGATGAAATAACGACTGCTGACTCTGGGGCAGACACAAAACCAGTGGCAAATACTAATATATCCGTAACGGATCTTGCAAATCGTCGATTGGGCGAGATGACACCTGAGCCAAAGGCTGAGGAAGAGTCAGAGCCAGTTGCTGATGAATCAGTTGAAGAGAACTCAGAAGAGGCTGTTGAGGAAACTCAGGAAGCCACAGAAGGGAACTCAGAGGTTGATTTAGATTCCGAGGATGTTCTTTCACAGATTGACTTGGACACCATGTCCGAGGAGGAATTACAGGAGTTATCCGAAAAACTAGGCAGTAAGGCTGTTGCTAGATTTGGTGCTTTGACGGCAAAACGCAAAGCAGCAGAGGAGCGATTAGCAGAACTTGAGGCAGAACTCAAGGATAAGAAGAACCCTCTTGAAACTCAAAAGGCAATAGAAAACAACCCCTTCAGTTCATTGGAAACAATTGAACAGTTACAGAGTAAATCTGCGGAGGTTGATAATATTATCGAATGGGCCGAGGACTTGTTATTTGAGAGCGATGGCTACGCCGCTGACGATGTAATAACAGAATTACAGGGAAGCGAGTTAACCAAGGCCGACGTTAGACGATCACTACTCCAGGCCAGAAAGGCAAGTAAGACATTTCTACCCGACCAATTGCGTAAGGTAGAGGCCCAAATGAAAGGGACTCAACTTGAAGCTGCATTTGAAAAACGGGCAAAGGATGAACTATCTTGGCTTACTGGCGACGACAATGATACCAGGAAACAATACGAATCCACAA